CCGCCCCACGGAGTTTAAACCAAAATAAAAACAAAAATGAACTTATATCTGCCGTGCCATGCGCTTAACTACGCGGTAGACCGTAGCGCGGTTGCATTCGTACCGCTCACTAAGGTAATAGGCTATATATTCCACCTTATGCCCTTCGCCTTTAAGCCTGCACCACTCGCCGTACATGTCGATGTATCGCACATCCTCGGCCTTTATCCCATTGTCCGCCATCAGCCGCAGAATGCTCTGCGCGGCGTTAAGTATCTCGTATTGTGTCATGCCATTGTCATTTAAGTGTAGCCAACCTCTCTATTGTTTGAACCCTGTTCTGCACAGCCGTTATCTCCTCTACGCTAACCACTGGCCGCGGTGCCAGCATCATTCCCTTAGCCACGGCGCGCGCCAGGAACTCCTCGCCAATCTGCGGGCTTGCGTTTCCTTGGCTGGCGATAGGTACGCCGCCGCCTATCTGGTTGAACGCTGACAGCGCAGGGGCGAACATGCGCGTTGCCGCGGCCGTGAGAACGCTCTCGCCATTGGACAGCTGCGCGCTGATGCTGTCGGATGTGCCACTTCCTGGGCCAACCACTAAGCCGCCGCTGGCGAACTTGGCCGACTTGACGGTCTTAATGGCCGTGGCGATATTGGCGAGGACGCCTGCGATACCTGCCGCCATAGTAGCTAAGCCGGCAATACCCTTGCCACTCTCCGCGGCCGTCATCTTGGCGATGGCTACGCCTGTTTGTATGGCAATCTGCGCCAATGCCAGAACCTTAGACAAGGCGGCCATTCCCTTGCTGTCCTCGCTGAATGCCTCGGCCACCTGCTGCACGCCGTTAGTGAGGGTTATCAATGCCTGCGCCTTGGCCTGCTCCATTTCGACCTCTTTGTCTGCTAGGTTCTTCTTGGCCATGACGAAGTCACGTTCCATCTGTAATTTACGCAGGTTGAACTGCTCGATTGTTTCACCCTCGCGCTGCTGCGCCGCCTCCAACAAGGCTTGCTTTTCCTCCATCTGCAAACGGGCGATGCCCACCTCGTCTAAACCTTGGCTGTCGATTTCCGTTTCCAATACTTTTTGCTTGTACCTCTCTTCGATGGCCTTCTTCTGTTCGTCTAGCAGGTGGTTGTGATATTCCTTGTATGCGTCTTGCTCTTGCTTGTAATACTTCTCATTAACCGATGCCAGCAACGCGGTTTTTTCCTCTTCGGATATTACCATCCGTTGTATCTCCGCCTGTTCCAGCTTATAGGCCTCGTTAATGGCCTTGATGCGGTAGTTATATTCTTCTTGCGTTCCTTTCTCGACGCTCGCAAGCATGTTCTGTATGTAGGTCTGTTCGCGCTTTATCCGCTCCTCGTTTATCTTGTCGTCGAACTCCGTAAGCCTTTTTTGCTTGACCTCTTCCAGCAGAATTATCTGCGCATTCATTGCCTCGCGCGCCTTGATGGTAAGCCCCTTCTCATGAGCCAGCCTGCGCTTTATGTCCTCAATCTGTCGGTCGTACTGCGTTATGATGGCCGTGCGCCGCTGCTCCGCCGTCTGCTCGACAATCTGCGTTAACAGGTCTTCGGCCTTACGTACCTCTTCGGCCTCCTTCTTGGCCTGTTCCGCGGCCGACACCTTGCCGTCCTTACCCTTGCCCTTGCCGCCATTGTCAATAAGTTTACCCTTGCCCTTACCGCCGTCGGCATTGGCCGCGGTGGCATCCATCACATACGCAGGTATCTCGATGTGGTTTACCTTCTTGTTCTTGATTACCTCGTTAACGGCATCCATTGTGTTGCCCATCGTTTCCACGGCAAAGCCTTTGATGTCGTTAAAGCCGTCCTTGAACGACGTTACAAAGCTATTGGCCAACGCATCTTGCCCTGCCTTTATCTTCTCCGCAGAGAAGGTTACGATACCCTCGATAATCTGTCCTATCGCCTTCAAGCTGCGCCCTACGTTCTTCGCGCCGTCAATAATGAGGTTGAAGGCCAACTTGACGGCCGCCCACAAGTTCTTGAAATTGACTACAAGCGACTGAACCAACGCACGGAACGCGGTACTCTCATTGTATAGGTCTATGAAGTAGTTAATCGTGTCAATAACGCCCCTTAGCAATGCCGTCAGCCATTTGGTGGCCAACAATTTGACTTGCGCTATCATGCCGCCAAAACCTTTGTCGCTCATGTCGAACAAGGCGGACATCGTCCTGTTCAGTTCCGCGGTGGCATCCTTCTGCGCCTTCATCTTCTTGCCCCATCCGCCTGTTGCATCTTGCAGTTTGTCAAGGCCTATCTCCATGTTGTCGAGCTGCTCAATCATTTTCAAGCCTGCGTTTGCGCCCTGTTTGCCGAATACGTCTTTTAGAACCGCGCCTGCCTCGTTGGAGTTCTGCGGTATCTCGCGCAGTTTCGCGCTAACGAGTTTAATGGCGTCAAACGTGCTTATCGCGCCCGTTTCGAGGTCACGCTGCATTTTTTTTGAGCTGATGCCGATGCCGTCGAGTGCGGCCGCCGTGCCGCTAGACATTTCGCGAATTTTCTTGCTTGCTATCTGAATGAGGGCAAGGCCGCTGTCGCTGAATATGCCGCTGCGTGTCTGCTGGATGATGCCGACAAGCTCCTCACCGCTGATGCTGGCATCGTGGAAGGCTGGCGCGTATTGCTTAATCTTAGCAATCATGTCGCCGTTAAGGTCTGCACCTGCCTGAAATCCCTTGTTGATGATGTCCAGGGCTTTCGCCGCGTTATAGCCGTATTGCGATGTCAATACGTCCACCGCCTCTAAGGTTTCCTTAAAGTCCTTTCCGTAGGTGTCGGCCGTGGCCTGTATCTCATCGCGCACGGCTTTAAGCCTGTCGCCTGTCAGTCCCAGGAACTCACGCGTTAGGCGCGTACTTTGGAGTAGCCCCTTGTTATAGTCGTAGAACCATTTGAATGCCACGCCAGCACCAGCGATGCCAGCCAAGGCTATGAATACGGGGTTTGACAGCAAGCCCAACAAGGTCGAACCGAATGCCTTAGCCTCGTCAGCCGCTCCGACGAACACGCCCTGCAAGCCCTTGCCGTTGTCCGCAAGTCCCATTATCGACGTGCCGAACTTCGTATTGACGCCTAACGCGTTTTTGATGCTCTCCTCATAGCTGCCTACACTTCGCTGAAAACGCTGTGTGGCCGCCTCTGCCGTCTTCAACTCGTTAGTAATGTCGTTTATGTGCTTTTTCAGTTCTTCACCCTTAGCAGCCGTTCGCTCGCTCCTACTCAAAGCATCGTATTCCTTCGTGGCGTTGGCCAGCTCGGCGCGTAACGCGCGCAGTGAGCCGTTCTGCTCGCGTTCCGTCTTAATGTTGTTCTGCACCTCCCTAGACAATTCGCGGATAGTTGTCTGATAAGCCTTGCTCTGTTCGTTGACGGCCACCAACGATGTAGCGTACTCGTCATGTGTTATCCTGCCATCGCGCAAGTCGCGTTGTAGTCGCTGCTGCGCCTCCTTCAACTCCGCCACTTTCGCCTTGTATTTGGCTATGCCCCTTATCGCATCATCATAGTTAACGCGGATATTCAATATCATCTGCTCCTCGTTGCTCATATCGTCTAAAAGTTTAGTTTCAACATCGTAACGTCCGCTAGGCCGTTATCGTCCGTGCGTATCTGTAATATCGCGAAGTACGCGCCATATTGCGCTAAGTATATCGGTCGCGTTTCGTCGAAGTGCGCAATATCCGTGTCGCGTATGCGCATTTTTTCGGTAATTATCTTCGCGTTCTGCAAGGCATTCCGAATAAGGGCGTACTTTTCTGACAAAATGCGCTGCATGTCCATGTCGAAGTATAGGGTCGCATATCCTCCCTTATCCTCGCCCAGCCGCATTATTCTATCCTTACACGCCTTATATGTAGGCTCTTTGTATTCGGTGGGCGTGCTGTTGTCCTTGTACATCGGCACATTGTCGCCGTCTGTCGCGGCGAAGGGAAACTCAAAGAGTGTCACTTCATTGTCCAGGGTCTTATTGTTGACCCTCATGTTACCGTCATAATTACCATTAACACCCTCGTCCTTCTTCCACCTGTACCAGTTGTTTTGTGCATAGCCGTCCAATCGGAATGCTATGTCCTTCGGCTTGTTCTCATTGCCTTGCGCGATAACCTTGTTAGTCCAGTCGCGTGCATCCTTTCGCCCGTCCCAGATAGCCGTCAACGGCTTGAATATGGTGCGCCACTCCGTGCTTTCTCCTTTTATCGAGAATGTGCCAGTTATGGCCGATAAGAACTTGACGAAGTCCAGCACCTTTATCTTCGGCAGGTTGGTGGCGATGGGATAGAATGTGTTGTAAGGCACATTGTCGCCTTTCATCAGCGTTGCCGCCACGCTGCCGCCGTTGAACTTCGCGTTCCTTAGCATCAGTGCGCTAGCCCTGTTCCACTCGAACGTTATGCGCTCACCTTCGTTGATGTGTATCTTGCCGTAGCCCACATAATCGAAAGCCACCATATCGCGGTAACCGCTCGGCACGCTGAAAGAAAACCCCGAAGTATTGGCTGCGCCCATGATATACGTACGCTCTTCACCGCCTGTAATCTTCATTTCCAACCAATAGGCGTTTGACGTGGTAAACCTGTCATCCTTTCCTCCTGCTGTTCCTGTGCCATCCTCGTTCCAAAAGCCGCCGCCATGTCCGCCCGTACCGCTGGGTTTCATGCCTTGCAGACTGAACTCCCATTTGCCTTTGATGTCGAATAGAACGTCCGCCGTGGTAGCGGCCACAAGCGTATCGCCGTCGACGTTAAACAGGCCATTGCCGCCAATGACGTTCAAAGGCACACGGCCGTTATCCGTCGTGGGTCGCAGGTCGGCAAAATACTTATCGCTATATGTCAGCGCGTTAGGCTTTTTAGTAATAAGCGGCATGACAAGGGTATCGATGTATTCCTTTTCTTTCTGGGTGAACCGAAACTCCATGTTATAAAGTTGGTGTATCTGTTTCAGCACCCACGATGCGCACACAACGGGATGTATATATGTTCTCTTCGGCGTTCCATTACCAGAGCGGCCGCCCCAACGCATTTCATTGACTTGCCTAGTGCCAGAACTGGGTAACGTCATGTAGTGGCTGCTCCTCCACTCGTAGCTTACGTTATCTTCATGCACCATCGGGTCGTAATTGGCATAGCCGTAGCCGCGCTCCGTCAGGTCGGCACGCTTGTGTATCTCATTCTCCTTTTCGAGCCTTATTTTGTCGTCAAGTTCAAGTTCGTTAAGCATTAGCCCCCTGCGTGACAGGTATTCGAGCAGGCCGCTTAGCCCCCAGCGGATGGTTATCTCTATGGCGGTGTCGGTGACACGTAGCACCGTCACACTGCCGTACTTGATAAGCTTAACGCCATTGCGGATATAACTAACATTATGCCCCTTATAAGCGAAGTCACCAGTACTCTGCACAAGGTCGACATGCTCGAAGATACGCTGGTTGCGCGCTGTCTTCGGCAAGCGTATCGACAGGGTGCTGTTGTTAGCCAAGTCCGTAATACTTCGGAACAAGTTACTCCGTATGTCCATCGTTATGCGCGTGTCCGCGTTGATGTCCACTAGCTCGTCATCAATATATAGACGTTCGTCTCTCATTTTTATAATTTTTGGATGCTTGTTTCTGGCATGATGATGCTACATGTGAAGTCCTGCAATGGGTTTCGTCCCCTGGTGTATGTCCCAGCGGCCACGGCTACGGACATCCACCGCGGCGCGCCGTCCTTCCAACCAAGGAACAGGTCGACACTTGGACTTGTCACCATGTCGAGCAGCATGTCCCACGTATCGGCATCCACCAATGGGGCGAATACTGGCACGCTGTCCTCCCTGTTCATCTGCTGCAATCGGCCATTATTACCGCGGTAGCCGTAGGTGCTATCGTAAGCAAGTAGGTTGTTACGCATGTATAGGCTATCGGCCGTGGTCTTGTTCTGTTCGCTGCCGCTGTGGAACAGGTAATAACAATAGAACCCGTGTCGGTCTATCCATCGCAGGTAATGGCCGTTCTCGCAGCCGTCTAGAACTTCTACAATTACCTTACTAGGGTTGTCGATAGTTTCATATTTAAAAGTGATGTCAAAAGTGTTGTCGAAGACCACAACAGAGTTACCACCCTCGTTAAGGTAGGCCAATATTGACTTTTTGGCATTCATTCCCTGCGTTATCGGTACATTCCAAACGCCCTTATCGCTTATGTTGATTACCTTTGTCTCCTTGTCGTCAATTGTGAGACACAACGCTTGTGCCTTTGGCATGTACACGCCGAAGGTGAAGGGATAGCCGCAGAAGTGCGTTAGTTTGCGCAGGTCATTGTATTGCTCACCTCCACCCATCTTCATCGCGCCCCATATATAGAATACGCTGAACTCGAAGGTTGGCCTGTCATTCTCATTGTTTTGCTTGACAAGCTGAACTTCAAAGGCTATCTCCTTACCCATCGCGGTTTTTTGCGGCGTGTTATAATCAACGTCGCCGAAGGTCATCGTGTCAAAGAATGCCTGCACGTATTCGCGCACATCGGCGTAACACCTTCCATTGTATGTGTCGAAGTGCGTTATCTCCTTATGTCCGTCCGCAGTCATGGTAACGTACATCTCTTGCGTGTCCTCGCCATCTACTGTGAGAAGGCAAGGGTTGAACGCCATCCCTATATCATCAGGGTATCGCAATGTCATCCCGTCAATCGTCTGTGTCCTCATTTTACTCTTTTATTTTGTTCAAATGAATATTGCGCACTTCAACCTCTATAATCTTCGTTATCCTTTTCAAAATACGCCGCTTTGCCTGCGGTATCGCGTTCGAATAGATGTCGGTGCGGCCGCCTGCACGGAATAAGCGCGTACCATCCTTTTGTATCTTTTTCGCGATAAAATACGCCAGTGTTCGGTCGCCGCGCTCCTGTGGCGTGTACTTGTGCGGCATGTCCGTCGTGTATGGCATCGGCGTTCCCTTGATGCCCTTGTCGTGCATCCATTGGAGGATAATCTTGTAAAAGTCCTTCGGGGCTGGTCCAGGTTTGCGGCCTTTTTCCAGCTCATCAAACGCGGCGCGGCCGTATAACGTTCCTTCACTCTCGTTTACCACCGCATGAATGCTGGCCGCCGTCTTGCCGCTAGCCTTTTGGCCTGCCGCGAAGTGATGGTCTATGATGGTGCGTTTCAGCCGCTCCAATTCCTCGGCTAGGACGGTGCGCGCCGCATCCTCGAATGTTATAGGCATGTTCCCCTCCTCTCTTCAAGTGTCAATTCAACGAATACGCCCGTATAGTATGCGCTGGCACTCTCGTAGATGGTCGTATATCGCACCTTGTCGGGCAATGGTTCGAAGTGTCGGCACGTGTCCAGTTCGTACAAGAACCTGGCGGCCGCCGCCTTCATGCGCGTATAGATCGCCTCATTGTCATCCCCATTGGCATCGCGCGCCACTTTGTCGACGAATGCCAATGCCAGGTCTTCACTATCACGTAACATTCCGTGCGCCATATTCAGATGGCCGCCGACTGGTAGAATACATATAATGGCAGGCAGGCGCACTCTGTCCGCCACCTCTGCCGCCGCGTTCCAGTCCTCGAATATGTAGGAATATTCGGGGAACTCATCCTCGGCTATCTGTCGTATCTTATTCTCTATGCCCATTGCCGTACTCCTTAGCTAATCTCTTGTTGAACTCCTTCACCTCGTTGTCCATCTGCATGCACTTGTACACTCTCACCCACGGCACATTCGTCACCTCTTCGTGGTCGGTTATGCCCATGCGAAGGGCGTACCAGTCTATAAGGCCGAACACGCCGAACTTCAACTGCTCTACGCCTGCCCTTATCTCCTCGGCCGTAGGCTTGCCCTTGGCCTTGTCGAACAGGGCGTTTATGCGCTCCACTTGTCCCAGCACCCATCCACAGAACCGCACAATATCGACCGCCCAGCAGTTGTCCACCGCCTTTTTGTCCATGCCCAGCAGCACCGAACAAATCGTGTAGAACATGCCGCGGCCGTCCTGGCACTCGGATAGCTGCACCATCTGGCCGATGGTCATGTTGTCCAGGTTGTCGGGCGTGGCCACCTTTCCCACACGCAGCGGCCGCGTTAGCCTGTCAAGTTGCAAGTGCTGCGTATCATTGCTATGCTCCGCGCGCACTATCCATTCGTAGAACCTCGTACTCTTGTCCATGTCATCCCAATGTGTTATAATGTGCCTTCGCTTTACCAGTTCGCCTTGCCCCCAGCCTTGCCAGGCCGAAGTAACGCACCGCATCGATGGCGTGGTTATACTTGTCTATCGGCGTGTTGGTCTCCTTGCCGTACTTGTCGACCTTCCACTTGTAGTTGTCGCGCTCCTCGATTAAGCCAACCGAACGCCGCGTAACGTTCCACTTGTAGCATTTCAGGATGCTAATTCCCGTGCTGATGCTGTCCTTGCCTTTCGGTGCAGGCACAACCCACAACCCTAGGTTGTTCA